GGGAACAATAACCCAAGTAGGTATGGGAAACCTTGTTATTAACGGAGCAATATTGAGTGGTTCTATCGTGCAAAACGGGACTGGGACACTTACGCTGACTGGTAATAATACTTATACAGGAGCAACATCAATTTCTGCTGGAAGCATTATAGTTCCAAAAACAATTGGAGCATCAACGGCGACAGCCACATTTTCTGCAACTCTTTCCGTTTCATTCAATGTTTCACCTCCATCTGGAACAACAACATTCCGATTCTTTCCGGGGGCAACAACTAATTCATACGCATCAGTAACTTTGGTGGGTGTGCCAGTTGGAACAACAGCAACCTATACATCCGCAACCTCAACACTTTCCGTAATAGTCCCATGATAATTCCTCCAAATGAAAATGGTTGGTCTTATGATGACTCTGTAGGCAATTGGAAATTGGTTTATTCCGATAAACTAATTGTTATATACGAACAAACAGACCAATCAATTGCAACCCAAAGCACATTATTTGTCGGAACCGAACAAGAGTGTGAAGATCAAATTAAAAATTTAGACCTTAAATACCCAGATCAACCACAAGATTTATGAACCCTGATAACGGACTATCAAATGGAACTGGATATGTTGGCACTATTTATAGTGTATTTGCAGTTGCAGTTTCTATGCTACCAGAACTTGATATTTGGTTCCGAATCTTGGCATCCTTGAGCGCGATTATCGCTGCATGGGTATCAATATTTCTGATGCTTTCAAAAATTAAACGCAATCAAGACAAATGAAACTATCGTTAACGATAATCTCGGCTATACTACTTTCCTCCTGCGTAAATATACCGATACCGCCGATTGGGAAAGATCAAGGTAAACTTGGTTTAGTTCAACTCAAATTGGCGGTGTCGTATATTCCGCGCATCAAACCAGAAAACAAAACAGAAACAGAGAAAGAAAACCCAAGTGTAAAATATGCATTTGAGCAATTCTCTAAAACCATAAAAGACAAATGAAAATCGTAAACATCGTATTGGAACGCCTTTCCGAGAATTCGACATGGCGCGGTATCATCCTAGTAGCGACTGCTCTTGGAGTTAAACTTGATCCAGAGTTGCAGAACCAAATCCTCGCCGCTGGCTTGGGATTGGTTGGCGTCATCAATGTCCTCCGTAAAGGCAAGTGACTAGGGCCGAGATAGAGAGTATGCAAGCCCGTATTGGCGTTACGCCAGACGGGTGGTGGGGGCCAAAGAGTATGGCTGCTTTAAAGAAGCACCTTGCTGTTATGTCTCCAAATCCTCCTATCTCACCAAAGCCTACCACAAAAGCCTGCACGGAGTTCTTCGGCGAGCCGGGGAAAGTTCCTATCGTCCGAATCAAGCCTCCATACAAGATGTATCTGTATGACGGGCCAGAGACAATCAGCGGCATTCCTATCCACGCCAAGTGCGCTGAAAGCCTGATGGAAATCTTTGAAGACTTGCTAGACATATACAATACCCCACAAGCTAGAGACATTGCAGGCATCGACAAGTTCTTCGGAAGCTATGTAAACCGACCACAGCGCGGCGGCTCAGAGCCAAGTAAACACGCATGGGCAGCGGCTATCGACCTAGATGCCAGTAACAATGGTCTGCACACAGTCTGGCCTACAAGATCGCGGATGCCGCTACAGGTGATCGAGGTCTTCGCACAGCATGGATGGATCAACCTTGGTGCTGTTATTGGTAGAGATGCTATGCATTTCCAATTCACGCAATGAAACAATTTGACTTGAGCAACAATTATCGTTAACGATAAACTTATGAGCGATTGCTGCAATGAAACAATTATAGTTGCGTCTTATGCAAGATCAGCAAAGGCGAGCGCGGAAAGCGCAGCGCATTCAGCTTGCTTGGCTCAACAGGCAATTGGAGCATCAGGAGCCACAGGAGCTACGGGGGTCGGAGCCATCGGAGCCACGGGATTAACGGGGTCTACAGGGCCATCTGGAGGGCCGACAGGAGCCACGGGCGCAACAGGCGAGGGAGCTACTGGAGCCACAGGATTATCTGGAATTAACGGAACTACTGGGGCTACAGGTCTTCGCGGTTCTACTGGAAGCACCGGGGCCACAGGCCAACAAGGGGCTACTGGGTTACAAGGTTCTACTGGTATTGGTGCTACAGGGGCTACTGGCATTGGTGCTACTGGCCCGATTGGCCCAGAAGGAGCTACTGGGATGGTTGGCCCTCGCGGAGCTACTGGATTAACTGGCCCAATTGGAGCAAGTGGTTCTGGTGCTACTGGATCAACTGGAGTTCAAGGTGCAACTGGATTGCCGGGTCAATCTGCTTCGTTCTATAATTATCAAGCGGATGCAATAAATGTTTCTGGAGTTCCTGCGAATGGACGAATTATTTGGAACAATCTAACTCAACTTTCTGCAACTACTGTTACACTTTCTCATATTGATGCTCTAGGAAATGATATTGATGTATTCTTCCCGTTATTCAAAACGGGAGACAAGTTTGTTGTTCAAGACCAAGGTAATTCTGCCAACTCCCAAACATGGGAAATTTCTGCAACTCCTACAGTTGTTCTAAATAGCTATGTAACGATTCCAGTAACTCTTGTTACTTCTGGTGGCACATCTCAGTTTATTGATGCTCAGAATTTGATATTTGCGATTGTTAGTTCTGGACTAGTTGGGGCTACTGGGGCTACAGGGTCTGGGGCAACGGGAGCAACTGGTGTTGCGGGAGGTCAAGGTTCAACTGGATCAACGGGTATTCAAGGTAATCAAGGAGCAACTGGCAGCACTGGAGCGACAGGAATTCAAGGATCAATAGGTAGCACAGGTGCAACTGGCGTAACTGGGGGGCAAGGTTCAACAGGGTCTACTGGCGCGACTGGAATTCAAGGAACACAAGGAGTTCAAGGAAGCACAGGGGCTACAGGAACGCAGGGCATCCAAGGGTCTACTGGCGCAACTGGCGTTCAAGGTATACAGGGAACTACTGGAGCAACTGGGCCTCAAGGAATACAAGGAGCAACCGGGCCAAATTCTTTTGTTACAGCAAATTTAGCACAAATTGGAATAACTGGTTCGTGGACTCAAGATTTGCCTATTGCAGATGCAACGATGATTCTTCTTAATTGGTATAATGTTAGTAATGAATTTTCCGGCATTCCATATTTCCTAGTTGGAAATAGTTCAGGAATTTTAGGAACTTATAATTGTCAATGGGCAAGAATAGCTGGATCAAGCACAATTTCAGGTAGAGACACGGCATACATTCCAATCATAGGAGCTAGTATAGGAACCACTAATCTTGTTGAACTTGGAATGCTGCTTATAAAAACACACAATAATAACTGGGTCGGCATCAGTAACGGATTATATTTTACATCGGGTTCTGTTATACACTATGTTTCTTTCCAGATTGATCAAGTTACAAGAATTTCATTAGGCAAAGATGGAGGAACCTTTGGTAATGTTTTTGGAAATTGTTATGTTACTTGTTATAAACCATAAAATAAATTTATGAGCAATACGAATAACAATTTTTGGGTTTGGTATAAAGATAATAATACAATTCAAAGGTATAAACCAAATCCAGATTTAACACCAGAAAAAGCAATTGAGTTAATTGTTCCTGAAAATTGCGAGTTTTGCACAATACTTGATGAAGAATATTCAATGAAGTTTGCTTCAGCTTATGATATAAGCGAAAAAACTGCTGTTTTTAACATACAAAAATCTCATGAAATACTAATCGAACAATTTAGAACAGCAAGAACACCTATTTTACAAAAATTAGACTTGGATTATATGAGAGCGGATGAATATGGGGATTTAGAACTTAAAAAAGAAATTGCAGTAAAAAAACAAGTTTTAAGAGACATTACAAAAATTGAACTACCCACTAATATAATAGAGTTAAATAATTTTTGGCCTGAAATATTAAATGATTTCTAAATAGCAAAAACTTATTTTCTACAGCATAAAAACCCTTGACTAAACCTAAACTATCGTTAACGATAAAACTATGAGTTGCGGAAATTCCAGAAATTCTAAATGTAATCCGTGTGGGCCAAGTGAGTCCGCAATGAATGCGATTGCTGATCGTGCAGCTTACTATGCTCGCATAGCAGTTGAGGCATCCAATTCAGCTTGTTTGGCATTGGAAAACAATGGCAATACAAGGTGGGCATATATTGGAGATGGTTCACAAACTGTCTTTGAAATATCTGGAGCTAAATCAACTTTCTCCCCATCATTTATAGTTGCTATTGATGGTGTAGTGCAAGACCCATTTCTTTATTCTGTAACTTCTGGGACTCCATATATCTTAACAATGTCAAGTCCAGTTCCATCTGGATCATTCATTGTTATTGTTCCTATCAATGGAGTAACGGGAGCCACGGGATTTTCTGGAGCAACTGGCCCGCAAGGCAGCACAGGTGCTACTGGAGTTCAAGGCATTCAAGGGCCAAGCGGTGCAACTGGTGCTGGTTCTACAGGTGCAACTGGCCCTCAGGGCGCGACTGGAATTGGAGTTAGAGGTAGCACGGGAGCAACTGGGGTTGGATCGACAGGTGCTACAGGGCCAGTTGGAGCAAGAGGATCAACTGGAATTCAAGGCCCAGCAGGAGGGCCGACAGGAGCTACAGGAGCAACTGGCCCTCAAGGCAATGCAGGCCCAGTAGGTGGTCAGCGATGGGCTTATCCGGGTGATAACCTTGTTAATTTTTCAATAGGTGGAGCTACGACAACAAACCCACTTGGATACTTGGTTTGTATTGATGGTGTAACTCAAGACCCAGATAACTACACTATTGCTGGAACCGTTCTTACAATGTCGTCACCAGTTCCATCTGGTTCAACAATTGTAATTATATCTTTGAATGGCATCCAAGGAGCAACTGGCCCTGCTGGTGGCCCGACAGGCGCAACGGGACTCACTGGCCCGACTGGCCCAAGCGGTGGCCCTACTGGCGCAACAGGAATCGGTGCAACTGGCGCAACTGGCCTTACTGGAAGCAATGGAGTTAATGGCGCGACTGGAAGCACGGGCTCGACTGGAATCCAAGGCATTCAAGGAACAACTGGTGCTACTGGCATTGGTTCAACTGGTGCTACTGGTATTCAAGGTGTAACTGGCTCTCAAGGTTCTACTGGAGCGACTGGCCCCGCTGGAACTCCTGCTCCAACACAAGGGGCAGCTAAAGCATGGGTCAATGCTGACATGACAGCATTGAATAATACTGCTGGGTATCTTGGACAACCTTGGACTGGAACAAAAGTTTCTGGAAATGCAACTGTTACTATCAATACATCAACTGCACATGGATTAACTACTGGAAACTATGTAGCAGTAAATTTTGGCACTGCAAGTGTAGTTTGCAAGTCAACTATAACTGTAATAAGTTCAACACAATTTGAAATACAAGCTACAGGAACTTCTGGAACATTAAGCGCAACATCCCCTACAGCATTATATTCTGCAAGTGTTTCTTCTCAATATAATGTTAATTCTGTATTCAGAGAAACAGCATCTCCAACTGGAACTGGAACTGCCTATGTTAATTTTGACACTGCATTAGGAACATCAAACTATGCTTCGTTTGCGACAGCAGAGGACGAAACTATTCCAACTCCAGCCCCACATATGGCGGTATGTAGCAGAGATGAAAAAACAGTAAATTATCAAAAGGTTGTAACATTTACAAACTCCAGCCAACCTCCTGTGCTTACAGATATAAAATTAAGTTACATCGCATTTTCAAACTAACTAAAATAGAAAAACTAAAATTATGCCACTCACTAAAGCAACAACTAATGTAGTCAACCTCGACAAAGACACACTTATCAACGGAATTCGCGTTGGGTTGGGTGCTGGAAACATTGGAACAAACACAAGCGTTGGAAGTCTAAATATGAGCAGTAACACAACTGGATTGCGAAATACTGCCGTTGGTCATGCTTGTTTTGAATTCAACACACTTGGAAGTTACAACACAGCAGTTGGCGCAACTGCTCTTCGTAGTAATACAATAGGGGATGGAAATTCGTCCATTGGACATTCAGCACTTACCGCAAACACAGATGGATCCTCAAACACCGCAGTTGGATCGTCCTCACTTGGCTCAAATACAACTGGATCATTTAACACAGCATTAGGAAATGCCGCATTGCTCATCAACACAACTGCAAATTCTAATACTGCCGTTGGAAGTAGTGCGCTTCAAAATACAATTGGAGCAGAAAACACAGGAGTTGGTGGGAATTCACTTTCAGCTAATACAACTGGATACCGAAATTCTGCTCATGGTGTGTTAGCACTACGATATACTACAACGGGATATGACAACACAGCAATTGGTCATTCTGCAGGCATTAATAATATTACTGGTCATAGCAATACTGCCTGTGGTATTAGTGCTTTGAATAACAATACAACTGCTAATCTAAATACGGCAATTGGCGCGGATTGCTTGTCATCAGCAGTTGATTTCAACAATTGCAGTGGAATTGGATATTTGGCTCAAGTTACTGGAGCAAATCAAGTGCAACTTGGTAATGCTTCTACTACAACTTACGCATACGGAGCAGTTCAAGATCGTTCTGACATTCGTGATAAAACCGATGTCCGTGATACTGAACTTGGTCTTGAGTTTGTCAACGCACTTCGTCCAGTTGATTTCAAATGGGATATGCGTGAGGATTATCGTCCAGAAGCACCTAAACCTGTTGTTGAGCCAGCAGAACTTAAAGAAGATGCTTCCGACGAAGAAAAAGCTAAATACGCTGAAGAACTTGCAGCTTACAATGCTTACAAGGTCAAAAATGATAAATGGCTTGAAGATGTAAAACTTGCTAACATTACTCACGATGGCAGCAAGAAACGCAGCCGCTTCCATCATGGCTTGATTGCTCAAGAAGTGAAAGCGGTTCTTGACGCTAAAGGAATTGATTTTGGTGGATTCCAAGATCATTCCATCAAGGGTGGAGATGATGTTCTATCTATCGGTTACGAAGAACTTATTGCACCTATGCTCAAGGCAATTCAAGAACTCTCTGCTAAAGTAGCTGAATTGGAAGCTAAATAAAATACTATGACTCCTTGCACTCCAGCACCACCATGCGACTTGGAATATCCATTGTTGTGTGAACCACTTGAAACTACTGCCAATGGTAAACGATTGGTAGTAGAAGACTCTGCTGCTTGTCAGAAGACGATCCAGACTCCAACAACCGGACAAGTGCTTACATCTAACAATGGAACGCTTGGTTGGACAAAAGTTCAAACTGATTACATTGCAGACAACGCAATTACTACCGCGAAGATTGTTGATTCAGCAGTAACTACAGCTAAGATTGCTGATGGAGCAGTAATTGGTAGCAAGATTCTAGATAAAACAATAACAGATGCAAAGCTGCGTGACTCAGCCGCGCTTTCTGTTATTGGAAGAAGTGCTAATACCGCTGGAGTTCCAGCAGATATTATATCCGCAACAGATGGAGATGTGCTTCGTAGGAGTGGAACATCAATAGGGTTTGGTAAGATTGGATTCCTATCAATGGAAGCTGGTGGAATTGTAAATGTAATAAATGCAAGTTCTATAACTTCATTTACTATTACCGCTGCTGCTGGTGGCCCTCAAATTATTCCATTGGATAATACTGTCCCTCAAATTACTGAAGGAGTTCAAGTATTATCTGCCACGATTACACCAAAGAAAGCAGGAAATAAAATCTTTGGATTGATTTCATTTAATGGTGACGCAAGTGTTGCTACTCTTGCAATGGTTGCATCTGTCTTTAAAAATGGCGCAGCATCAGCTTTTGCAGCAACATGGAGTCAAGCAATTGCAAGTGCATCATTGGTATCATTTGATTTTTTTGATGAAGCAACATCAGTATCTCCGATTACATATACAGTAAGGGTTGGCCCTGCTGCTGCTGGAACAATTTGGATAAATAGAAATAATGCTTCTGAATTGCTTGGCGATACCAACTATATTCGATTCACATTGTTTGAGATCAACGCATAATGCCAGTAGAAGGATCAGTCTTTGATGGATTCACAAGTATCGTAGCACAAGACGCCGATACTCATCCATCATATCTGCCAGAGTTCTATGTAGCCGAGTCTGTAAACAGAACCTTCCGTGGAGGGGTAAATAGAACTCGTCCAAGTATACGGAACATCCCAATATTCGCAGGAGCGGAGCAATCTGAATTTATCGTTAACGATATTCAGAGCGGAAACTTTCAAGGGGCTTATCCATACAGGGCAGTAAAGTATAACACATCAGACGGAATACTGATCTCTGTATCTGGGGTCATCTACTTTCTGAAGGTAGTAAATAATAAGGCGTATGCCTACAAGATCATTGATGGGAATGATCCCGGCATGATGCATACTTGGTTTGTCCAAGCAGAAGATCGAGTATACATCCAGAACGGATACCAGAACGCAATCGCTTGGGATGGCGATCTTACTATTCCAGCTTACCGACTAAATCCATACAACCAAAAGATGCCGATTGGGACTGTGATGGAATATGCTTTTGGCCGAGTATTTGTGTCAGATAGATTCAATCAAATCTACGCATCTGACATTATCTTCGGCAATGGGTTTACTGATACAACCAATACGGAAAACTTCACAGAGATAACCTACTGGGCAGAGGGTGGGGCGTTCGCTACACCAGCCATGATGGGGAATATTACAGCAATGAAGGTAATGCCTCAGATTGGAACCAACCTTCGCGGCCAAGGTGAGCTTGTTATTCTAACAACTAATGGCGCATTCTCAATGGATGTCAGCTTGCCTAGAACATTATGGAATACATCAAACATCCAGCGTATCTCATTGCTTGGCCGTGGATGCACAAGCCCGTATGTTGGGCTAGCCAACTCTGAGCTTTGGTTTAGGTCGCACGATGGTTGGGCATTCTATTCTAATAGCCAATCTGAATTCGCTAGATACTTCTCGCTTCGTAAACTCTCCCGCGAAGTGAACAAGTGGGTTCAGAATGATACTCCGTGGTTAAAGCAATTCGCTTCTACGATGTTCTTCGACAACTATCTGATTAGCACAGTAGCTCCACAGACAACGAGAACAGTAGGAGTTGAGGGGCTGAATAGGTATCACAGAGGAATGGTTGTTCTAGATCTCGACCAATCATCTTCTCCGTCTCCAGACGCTCAACTCTCATTTAGGTGGAACGGAATCTGGACTGGCTTCCGACCAACTCAATTATTGTCTGCTCTGATAGAAAACCAAAAGCGCGGCTTCGGATTCTCATTTGATAAAGACAACAAGAATAGACTTTACGAATTCACAGTAGACTACAAAGACGATTTCGGCCCAGATGGAAACAGGAGGATTGATTCCTTCTTCACTACTGGAAGGTATGATTTCAATAAGAGCGGGCTTACAAATAAATTCGTCCGCAAGAAAATTACTGGCGGAGAAATGTGGATGAGTGAAATCTCTGGGCAGGTAGATAGCTCGGTTGATTTTAGGGCTGATAGCAATCCATGCTGGTCTGAGATTAAAGTTCCAACCGAGTATGGATGCGATCCATGTTCTCCTGTAGTTAATGGATGCGTTCCGCAGAGGGGCGGCAATCGCTATAAACGCTACAAGTTTAATACGCCCGATCCAAGCGAGTGCAATGACATCTCTGGAATACCAGCCGTAGAGGGAAGCGAATTCCAAATCAAGATCAACTTAACTGGGACTGCAACAGTTGATCGAGTTAGGCTAATGGCTAACATCAAGAACAACGAAGACTCTCCAGTTGGAGACTGCCCAGAAGAAAATGAGGAATGTGAACCATTTTTGTGTTGCCAAGAGAAATATTGGGAATACAATATCGTGAACTAATTGCTATGGACAATCAGGATTCAAATATACTTGGTCACATTTATGGTATTAAAAATACTGTAAATGGGTTTTGGTATATTGGTCAAACAAGAAATATTGCTGATAGAAAATATAGGCATTTTTTACATCTAAAACAAAACAGACATTACAACAAGCATCTTCAAAACGCATACAACAAATATGGAAAGCAATGGTTTGAGTTTCATATCTTAGAAGAAACTAATATAGATATGCTTGATATGCGCGAGAAAAGTTGGATAAATTATTATAAATCAAACAATAAAAAATTTGGATACAATAAAATGTCTGGCGGAGGATCAACTGGATTCCATTCAGAAGAGACAAAACAAAAACAAAGAGAAATTCACAAAAAAAGAATTTTGGAAAGACCAGAAACAAAAGGTGGACATAAAAAAGGAGTTCCGCTATCAGAAGAGCATAAAAGAATTTTATCAATAGCAGCACAAAAAAGATGGTCTTCAAAAGAAGAGCGAGATAAACAATCCAAAAAATATAAAGGTAAAAAACAAGACCCAATTTTTGTTGCAAAAAGAGCGCAAGCAATTAGGCTATCGCATCAACAAAGAAAATTAATGCTAGAAAATAGCTTTAATATATTAAACAATTAACAATTACAGGCTTACGGACAATCAAGATTCATCACCTTCAATCGTATTTCCAAATGTCCCAGATGACTTCTGTCCTTCTGGCAATTGGTCTGAAATTTTGCAGACATTTATTGATGAGGTTCTTTCTAATGGAACCATCAATGTCCCCGGCTTGGGTAATGTGACACCAGAGGAAATTACTACGATCAATGCGGAATTGGCTGATCTTCAAAACCAAATTGATGCGATTGAGGACAATGTTGTTATTAAAAAAGGCACGATAACTAGCGTTCCAGTTGGAGATTCTATCCAGACTGTTTCCTTCACGGCATTGCCAACAGCTACTTTCTTTGCTGGAATTACACCAATCTGCAACGCAACTATTGGTGCATCCGCCACTCCGTTGTTTGCATTGGTCGATGCAAGCAAGACAACTACAGGATTCTCTATCCGAGTTGAGAACAATATTTCGCAGATCACGCAGATAGATTGGGTTGCAATCTACTCTGTATAAACAAAACAACCAACCAAATAATAATATGACACCTCTTAAAGGAACAGACCCTCGCCTCGTTAGCGGCGGCTCAAGCACCCGTGGAACCATCCGTGAAGGAATGGGGAATTTGCCCAATTTGGGCGCGAAGAAGCCTACTCCATTCTCTAGCAAACCACTTCCAACTGTTGGCAAAATGGTCAATCAGTTCGGTGGCCCTCAATAATTATCGTTAACGATAATGGCTGATACCCTCGATGAGATGGTAGAAGTCGTTAAGGGCTTCGTTGGCGATAGTGGCGTCTGTTCATACGACAGAGCCGTTAAAGCTATTAACCAAGCGCGACGACTCCTATGGAATAAGCGAGCATGGACTACTCAAGAAGAGTATGTCCAAATCTGCTGTGTGAACGATTGCTTCACACTTCCATCAAGATACGAGCAAATCAAACTTGCTTGGATCGGCAATCGGCCTGCATCTTTGGCTGACGAATGGTTCAATGCAACCGATTCTTATGCACTCCACGCCGACAATTCATGCCATAGGGGAATTGTTGAGGTAGGTGGACTCCATGTTCTCTTCCGAGATTATACCACGCATCCATACCAAATCGGGGTAATGGCAGAGGAGGCTGAAGACATTGGCATAGAGTTGATGTTTGAGGCTCAAGACCAGTATGACACCTACCATAAGGTTAAGGTAACTATTGATAATCCTCCAACGCTGTCTAAATCCGGCCTACTTGTAAAAGGGATTCGCGGAGTAACCAAGCCAGTAACTAAAGGTAGAATTCGGGTATATGCCTACGATACGGCATTGGAAGCAAAGACCCTCATTGCTATCTACCAACCTAACGATGCTCATCCTACATTCCGCAGGTTCAAGGCTCCAAGAACCTGTGAGTGCATTACGCTTTACGCATCCAAGAAATACTTTGATCTAACCGATCCAAAGGACTTGATGGAGTTTAATGCGGACGCAATGATCTATGCTGTTCTTGCGTTGAACTCGCGTGAAAATCGTAAGGCACAAGAGTTCTTGACTAACCTCTCCCTCGCCGTGCAAGAGCAAGAGAAGGAGATGGAGGGGACAGAAATTCCAACAGCTGCCCCACTTCGCATTGCGAACTTCCAGCGTCCAGATAATTTAATTGGGAATTATCTTGGCTCACCGAGTGCGGATGATTACTTCTATTACCCATGACGCTTACCATCCAAGAGAAGATTGATGCACAAAGCGTCCAAGGTTACAAAGACCCAGAGGACTTCTTGAATCAATGTGAAGTGGCGATGCTGGATTATCCTCAACGAGAATGCCCATTAATCCATAGGTTCACGCCGGGAATGTATATCCGAGAAATCTTGATGCCGAAAGATACTCTTCTAACTACATTGATGCACCTAACTACTCACCCATTCTTTGTAATGAAGGGTGATGTCTCTGTGTGGTATCACGATGTTCCTGTCCAGAGATACCAAGC